TGGCTTTTCAATACCGCCGCGTAACGTAAATTCACCGCCACTGGTAAGCGCCGCTAAAATTCTGACTTGGGCAATGTGTGAAATTGGGTTTATTTGATCGGACGAAATTACAAAAGAGAGCGCGTCGTCATCATCGACCCCGCCCTCAAAATCCAAATATTCTGCGGTCGTGCTCATCCAAAACTGTTGCGGATATGCAGGCGAGCCGCCCGCCACTAATCGCTGCTCAAACAATGAAACAGCGCGGGGATAGCCGTCATAATTATTCCAAACACTGGATTCAAGTGACCATGCGCCAGCTTGGGCGGGAACCTTTGCGTCCATTTCTTTTCTGATTTCGCCATACACCAAAGTCGGCGAAACATATTGCGTGATTTTTACCAAGCCGCGATTAAGACGAACATATTTGCCAACATCGCCACTGCGGAAAGAATCGACTTGGGCATTCTGTGTAACCTTTGCTGCATAGCCGAATTGACTTGCATCAGGAACATTAATCCCGCCTATAGAATATTTAAACGTATCGGCGGTGACGCCTTTGATTTTAAACGTGCCGTTGTAATACTCGCCGGGCGAGCATGCGCTAATAGTCAAAACGTCGCCATTTACATAACCATGCGCGGTTATTTTTATTGTGATTTCACCACTCGCCCAGTTTGCATCTTCAATGGTTTTCGCGGTTGCCAACGTTTCTGATTTGCCAGAGTCCAACTTCACTAATGCACCAACAGGGCCTTTCTCTGTCGAAAATAAAACAGATTTAGGCGAGCCAGTAATCACCCATAAATTACCGGCAATACTGGTCGAATCAAACGCGGTTGTGATGGTTGCGGTTACGACTGTGCTGCTGCTGTAGGCCGTGATTAATGCAACCCCGCCGTTGTAAATAACCTCCCGCCCAACATCACTTGCTAAAAATATTGCCGCACCTGCGGTTAATGTTCTGCCAGCGCCAACCGCTGCGGACGATAGCGTCAAGCTAACACTGGGGCGTAATCCGTTTTCGGCAAATGGCTCACACACAAACGGCGCAACATCAATCACCCATTTGTCATCAGCGAATCGTTGAAGCCTGCGAATTTTTGCGTCTTCGTGCGCGAGAAACATAGAGTCTGCGCCCTGCACGTAGCGAATATCGCTCAACCATAAATAACTGTAAGGCGACGCAATCTCATAAGGCACAAGGCCGTCCATTATCTGCGCACCGTTTTTATAAAACCGAATGTACTCATCACCAAACTCAAGCATGTAAGCTTGATCTTTATTAAAAACGTAAGGAATTAATCTTGATGGGCGGTCGCTGAATTTTGCTGCCGCTGTGTAGCGAGTACCAGGGCGCATGATCACCCCACCGTGAACCAGTGGGATTCCGTTTTGAATTGTTTTGGCACCGTTGTGATAGCGTTCAATATCGACACGGCCATAAAGTCGCGGTGACAATTCTCCGGCAGTGAAATTGGTCTGGTTGTAGGTAATTCTCGGCATGATTAATACCGCGACGACAACAGGCGGAAATTGCCTAATGTTTCGGGCGGATCGTCTTGCCCATCAATTGCGCACACGCGGCGCTTTTCCATTTCAAACTTTTCAATTTGAATTTGTTCTTTGCTTGCAGATTGTGTGATCGGGTACGCCATTAGCGCGGCCATTTTGAGAGTCATCAGCGACACCAATCCGGCATCCCATGCGCCTTCGTTGTAATTTGCAAATATGTAACGCAAATATAAAACGTTGGTATCAGCTAATATTTTTCGGCCTTCGGTTCTGTAGTCGTCTTCGTAACCGTATTGCCCAACCGATAGCGTTCTCAGCCAATCAGACGGCAATGTGAATTGATAGCTGTAATCAAAATCGGGGGCTATTGCATCGGGCGCCAACACTGCGCGCTTAATGCACGAATTCCACGGGTGAATTCTTAATATTTCGTCTCGCGTGGCTGAATATAAATTATTCGCCAGTTTTGCCCTGTCGTTATCTTCCGACAAATCATTAATTGATTGCGCGCCGAGCATCAGCAATGCGTTGGAGCAAATTGAAACGCTTGTCGCCATCAGCACACCTCAATAAAAATCCGGGGCGAGGCCCCGGTAATGCAAAATCCTTTTAGTTCCTGTTACAAACTTAGTTGCCGTCAACGTATTGCACTTTCAATGACACAGTACCGGCGGCAGTTGTTGCGGCGGTCAATGTCAACACAACGTCATATAGCTTGCCCGGATCAGATGCCAAGCCCAACGCTTGCCACAATGGTTTTTCAACGTCAGCCAAACCAAAACCGGCACCAGCATCAGCGGCGTCTGCTTCGTGAGTAATGTCTTGATTAACCAATGCGGATGCGATTGATTGAGCTGATGCGAAAAAATCAACGTCAATTGCAGTGCCACTGTTTACGCTTGCGACGTCATAAATTCCAACATCACCAGCGCCTGATGTAATAGCATCACATGACAACAAAACACGCGAAATGCGATCACCTGATTTAACACGCGCTAAACGAATGGTTGACGCGATTGAGTCACCGTTCGCCAATTCGCAAGTGCCTACTCTTTCGCGCAAACGACCACCATCAATTTTTTGCGCGTTTGGTGTTTGCGTAGCTGCATCCCCATTGGTGACAGCAGTCGCTTTTGTATTTACAACAGCCATGATGGCCTCCTAAATAAACAATATTGCAATAAGCCGCCAATGAAGGCGGCACCGGTCAAGATGGCAACGATTACGGCTCGTTACAGGCGATCTCGACGACTTTTTCTTCTTCAACGCGCACAGCACCCAAAGACATTTTGGCGTAGGTGCGAACGTTGAAACCTTTACCGGGGTCTTCACCGACGCGGGTCACAATGTTTTCACCAATGCCGAGAGTCACGCCTGATTTAGCCCAGGCGTAAACGAAGCGAGTGGTGGAAACTTTTGCGAAGCGCTCAGAAGGAATCCAGTTGAATCCAAGCCATTTGCCGGTCAATGAGCCTTCTTGCAACATTTTCACAGCCATAAAATCAGCGCTGGTCAATGTGGTGTCGGCAAGAATGTCGCTTAAGCCAGTGGCGTGATAACCGATGTACAACTCCTCGCCTGCTTCGTCGTCTGCTTCGTTTTGGCGAAACAATTTGCGAGCTTGCAAGAGCTTGGTTTTGGTTAAGCCGGTACCACCAACAGCAATTTTTTGGCCTGCTGGCAATACAATATTTCCCGTGCTTGCGCGAGAGTTGCCGCCCAGTGCGGTGATGATCACGTCATCTTTTGCACGGTTAAGTGACGAAACCATTGCCTTAACATAGTCAGACGTTGGGTCGGCCAACATTCTGATTTTGTCTTGATCGTCCAGCATGTCGCCGTCTTCCCAGTCAAATAAATCGACAAAGCGGGTGCTGTGTGGTTGGTCATTAATCGGGGTGTCGCCGTGGCGTTGAGTGCGACGGGTTGCGGTACGTTGTCCAAGTCGGTTAATAGATTTGGACATGCCTTTGATGCCAGATTCAAGCGTTACCGCTTTCTCAAAGCGTGACATGCTTTGCTGAGCAAGATGGCGAAAATTATCCGCGTATTGCTGAACAAAAGCTTCAGTAATAAAGTTGGACATTTGAATGTCTCCTGAAAAGAAAAATTAATTCGCCTTCTCAGGGTGTCCCTTGCGGGGCCTGCAAAAATTAATCGCACTTCGGCGTAACGTGTGATCAGGCTTTTTGCGGGTATCTGCTTGCCAGAGCAGGCCGCCCATTGCTGGATTGCCTGCATCGTGGCGCGTTTTGCGTGTCGGAATCCCGACTATTGAAAATTACGCGACGCTTGAAAAAGTTCTGCCGCCAGTCATCATTTGTTTGTTGGTGCCGTAGCGTTTCGCATACAAATCATTGTATTCAGATTCAAGCTGCTTACGTTTTGGATCATGCGCAGGAAGCGCCGACAATTGATTGCGAAGATCAGACGCTCTGGTTTCAAAATCACTTGAATTAATGGGCGCCTGTGGATTGATTGGCGTGTCCTCTTTCATCTCGCGACCAATATTTGCAAGCAATCGAATCACGATTGGATTATTGCCAATTTCATTCAGTTTTGTTTTATCTGCATCTGATGCGTAAGCATTAAACGCTTTGTATGCGGATGAAATATTAGTTTTGAAATCGGCTTCACTTTGCCATTCGCTGCGCAATTCTTGCGTCGCGGTTTCGGCATCCATCACAGCAGCACCAGCCACCAATTGCGGGGCGCGTTTATAGAATTCACTCAGCACAAAATTAACCTGGCTATTGGTCATGCCTTTTGCGTGCGCGGATTTTAAAAACGATTGCGATTCAGGGTCAGCTTTAAATTCATCAAAATTAAAACCTTCTACCTCTGGCTTCACGTCGTATTCTTCGGCTGTTTTGGGTGGCGCATCACCACTGCCAAGGCGCTGCTCTAAATGCTTATAAGCCTCGGATACTTTTTTGGCGCTCGCCTCAAGATCAAAAGAGCCATCCTCTTTTTTAACGTGATACTTTTCTGCAATCCAATCG